TCTCCGTGTTCTCGTCTTCTTCATCGTCATCGTTGGCGTAGTTTTCACCATTCAATTTTGCGTTGATCTTCAACCGCAACTTATCGACACCAATGCGAGATGCGTACTTAATACCCATCATATCGGCTTTGGTTTTCAAGTGGGTCAGCTCATCAACAGGAGCATCTTCTTCTTGTGTCATAACTTCTTCGTCTTCGTTTGGGGCGTTTTGGTCGTTTGTCATTTTGCATGCCTTGTATGGTGCAGGGGAGGGGCTGAGACAATCTCATTTGGTTTGATTTAGTATGGTGTGGTTTGGTTAGAGGGGGCAGTTTCCTGCCCCCTCCTTAGCCTCATTAGATCTTAGCCAGAGACTTTAGCAGAGCAATACGCTCAGGGCGCAACAGCAGCGTGCCATACCACCAACGGATCGAGCTGAAACCCATCAGACCAAATGGGTCTGTACGGTCAGCGGTCTTCTCACCAGGCATCTTCGTGATGATTTTGAACTTCATCATTTTGCCACCGGTTTGGAAACCGATAGTAGTGAAGGACGCATCACCAATAACCAACATCGGGAAGATGTCATAGTTGTCACCAGTTTGCACGTAGCCTGGGTTGGTGGTCACAGCCGCACCGGCTTCAGCCCAATGCAGCATTTCTGGAACCATGATGATACGGAACGCATCAACAGTACCAATTTCGCCGTTCAGAACGGCGCCACCAGATGCATACTTGGACACAGGAATAAACGCAGGATCTCCGAAGAGGTCCGTCATACCTTTGACCGTAAACTCCAGCTCGGAACCAATATAAAGGACACGACCGGCCGAGATGACCTTAGTATCAATCATACGCGAACCAGAGATGACTTTGGTTTGCTTTGGTGTCCGGTTGTCGTTCAAAACGCGCGACATACGCATCAGGTCCTCGTAAGTGACCTCAGCAATATCGGACGATTCAGCACTCATGGTTACATCGCTGGTAGCGTCGCCAGTGTAAACGACGATACCTGCACCAGCCAGAAGGTCTTTCTGAAGGACAGCTTCTGTCAGCTGGGTAGCGCCAGTTACAAGCTCACGGCTCAAGTGGCTGTACAGCTCTTCGTCCGAGTCAAAGTCCAAGGACTCTTCGGTAAACTCGGTGAAGAAACCGAACTGTGTGATCGAACCTTCCCGCGAAATACGGGTAAAGCCTACACGGTTCACACGGCCACCATTTTCGGTCAGAGTCGGCAACTTGCCGGTAATCGTACCGATGTCTTTCGAGGAGCCATAGAGGTTACCATAGCCAGGGTTTGCACCAGCAGCACCAGTCAGAACAGCACCAGCAGCGTCGATACCTTGGTCGTTGATGTTACGTTCATCCAACAGAGGTACATAGTGGAGTACCTTGATGGTCTTGCCGTAATGCTTTGGCATCGACATGACATCAGCCAGTGGCGTGAAGTATGCCTCTTTGGCGGCATCAATCAGCGCCTTACGGTGCCAGAAATAGGTGTTGATCTGCTTTCCGTTGGCCCCATCAATCGTAGATGGGGTATCGTTTGGGTCATTGTACTTGTTCATGGATCAAGTCCTCGTATGCGGATTATCCGCGGGGGGATGAAAGCGCCATGATTTCTTCGTCCGTCATGTTGAACGGATCGAATTCTTTTGACGCAGCTTTTGCGGAAGCTTTTACAGTCGAAGCTGCTTTAGCTTTTTCCCCGTTGGGTAGAGCTTGTCTCCGGGCAACAGTACGAGTCTCCAAAGCTTGCGCGGCGGGTGTTGGTGCTGCTGCCTGTGATTGGGCATTAGTCAACTTGCCTTGCTGCTGGAGGTAGTCACCTGCTTGGCGGTAGGCCTCAATAAACGGAGTGTTGGGGGCGATCTTGCCAAATACCTTCATCTGATCAATCTCAGCTGTGATTTGGTCATAGATACCATTGGCACGCTGTTGGTTGATAATCTGAAGGAGGGCAGGCTCTTTGTAGACCATTTCCTTACTGGTCTTGTCCCAGTGGGTATTGATATGGGAAACGGTTTCCTTACCTTCTGGGGTCGAAGCGACCTCAGTCAGCGAATCGTGGAAAGCCATCTCAGTATCAGAGACCGTGTGGACTCCAGGTTGGTAGGTCGTTTCGTTAGAGGTATCAAGATCCAATGGATCAATTTTGGCCTCTTTCAGCAGCTTAGCGATCGCACCTGGATCATTCTTCGACAGGTCGATCAAGAAGGAAACCTTCTCTTCGCTAAGAAGCCCGTGATTGTCCAGCATCCTCATCGTCTTGAGGTTGGGTTTCAAGGACTCCATCTTTTTTGCGTAGTTAGCGCCCATCTGCATCAAACGGACAGCTTCCTCTGGATTCTCTGGTGTGAACTTCCGGCCATTGGCTTGGAAGGGAGCCATAATGCTCTCATAGGCCGCCTTGTAATCCACTGCGGGGTCATCAGCGCCTGCTTTGGGCTCACCAGCTTTAGCTTCACTTTCTGGTTCAGCTTCACTTTCTGGCTCAGCTCCTACTTTTGGTTCTGCCTTTTTGGGCCCAGTAGCGATTTCTTCATCACTCAGATCGTCTTCTTCTTCTGTCGCAGGCTCTTCAACCACAGCTCCCTTTTCAGGATCCAAGGCTTCAGTTTCAATCAGCGGTGTTTCAGGGGTCTTAGAAACCTCTGTGACGACTTCTTCAGCAACCGGTTGTTCAACAGGATCGGGAACAGCTTGGTTCGCAAAGTCATCATCCGACATGTTCTCGTAATCTTTTCCCGATCCGTTATCCATTATGCAGCCTCGTCTTCATTGGCGGCTTCTTCAGCACGGACTTCCTCAAGCATTTCCATATGCTCTGCCAGGTTGTTCTCTGCGATAGTACCCATCTGGATGACGGAACGCATGTATTGCTGGAAGTGCGAAATCGACCGGATACTTTCCATGATCAAATCTGCTTCACGAGCCATGGAAGGCTCAGCGGAGATTGCGACTAAGCGAGAAGCTTCTTCTTTGAATAGTCCGTCAAGGATCAGTTTTTTGTATTCGCGGTTGGACTCCAGTTTAATAGCTGCGTTCTTGCGCGCAACGATTTCACGAAGGTCTTCCAGTGTAGTCTCGAGTTCATGGGTATCCGACATTTGGGCCTCAATAGATTGCTCGGTTTCATTTATCACACCACACGGTGTGGTGCGGTGTGATATACTGTTACATTGGAATATTGGGTTAGGTCAATTCCTTATTCATGGCCTTATGCGTGATGGCACCTGCAATTTCTTCCATTTTGGAGGCTTTTTCTTCGGGATTGAGAATTCTTTTAGTAATTTCCAGATCTTGGTTAGCGTCCCCTTGAGCTTGCAAACGATCCATGTCTCTGGCGTGTTTGGTTCCAGTTTCTTGCTCAACAAAGTCCAAGTCTACTTGGTCTGCTTTAGATCCTTCGCCTCTAGCACGAGCACGGTTCCATTCAGCACGAGAAGCGATCTCGTCGATCTCTGCCTGCATCTTGGCAAATTCTAGCTGCTGTTTCTGCTCTGCATAGGGATCCTGCGGTGGCTCAAAGTTCTCAATAGCTTTGGCCAAATCAGGGAGACGCTTCAGCTTAGCAATCTGGATCAGGATCAGCTTGGTCACAGACCAATCTACTGTGTTGCCTAGTGTCTGCATCATGAAGCCAAGATCTTGAGCCTGAGCTTCGTCGATCTCTGCGGTAGAGATTGTGACCTTCAGATCAAACTCGCCGGACAATTCATCCCGACGTACTTTGACAGCTTCTGTATTGGTTACACGAACAGTCTCTTCGTCGGACATAAAGACAGCATTCATAGCTGCTATCTTACGGCCGATCTTTTCAACACCTTCAGCCAATCTCCGCAAGATACCCATTTCACGCTTTGCAGCTGCATCCAGCATGCCTCGGATACCGGCCGCCACATCACCATAAGCGGAACCAGAGATGCCACCTGAGAAGGCTTTAACGCCTGTCATGGCCTCTGCTTCTTGGTTCTGGAGCTGCATCAGCGTCAAAGCTGACTGGGGTATCTCAGGATACGTGTGCTGATGAATCCCAGCAGCTGGTGGCATGTTTGGGTTGAACTCATAGTCAGCGCCGGAGTTCATACGCTTGCGGTTCACAACATCAAGCATGCCCTTAGCAAAGCCTGTCTGGCCATTTGCAGAGCGGCCCAAGAGGTCAATGGCGCCACGGGTGACAGCCCCAAGGATTGCTTGGTTGTCCCCCAAGAGCTCCGCATCTGGCTCACCAGTAATGGATTTCTTGACCGGCATGTAAGACACAGCCACAAACGGAAGCTTCTGATCCGGGAAGGGATTCTCTTCCATTCTGATCATGGTCTTGCCGATCCAGGTAGAGACTATCGGAACCAAGATACCGTCCCCACCCACATCGTAAAAACCCCAATATTCGTAGGCTACAACAATCTTGCGAGCCTCATCTTTGAACTGAGTCGTGTTGTCAGATTGAGTTACGTGATCTGGTTGGTTCAAAGGGGACTGGCTTGACCAGTTGATGCTGTCGAGGTTCTTATATCGACCGTCTTTCAAAAGCTTTGCTTTAGAGGTTTCAAACGAAATGATGGCAAAGCCTGCTTTGTCGATGTCACCTTCTGCATTGGGATCCAAGAAGAAGTTCTCAAAGTTGTGCATGGTCAAGCTAGGTTGATTCTTAACAACCTTCTCTTCATCTACTAGCTCAACATCAATTTGCTGTGCCAAAGCTGGCATCTGCATCTCTTCAGTATAGTTGGCAGATTCTTGAACAGCTGGATCCAAGTCGAGAAAACCATTTGGATTTTCACGCTTGAGGGTCAAAGCTTTCTCAAGCACCATCAAGTCGTCATCAGACTCTGCGGCGTAATACTCATAGACGGGAGCCTCAACCTTAGTAACCTTTGTCTGGCGTTCCCAACCTACTTGGACAATTACGCTGCCTTCATCAACAGTCGTG